AACAACATCTACATGAGCTCTTCTAATAAACTCATTTTTCCATGTTCTATTTGTCCAACCAGGTTTATTAAATCTTTCCATACCTGGTTCTTCATACTCCATCAATTCTTTATTGAGTAATCGTATTGTATCTTGTTCCCACTTAATCAGTCTTTCCCAAATCATGGAGCTCCTTCATTTCTTTAAATAATTTTGTTGCACTTTCAAAACAATATCTTGCTTCAGGAACAACCGAATGTTCATATACATTTAAATATGTGTTAATTGTTTCTTTCACCGTTTGTCTATAATCTCTAACTTCATTATGTTTAAATATATAATATCTATTAGGACCTGGTGTTTTTGATTTTATCATTTGACCGCCAGACAAATCGCCCATGTGTCTAACATAAACATGAGCATATAACTTCATAGCTTCATCTTGTATTGTTTCTATATGAGCTACATAATCTTTTGTGCTTTGAGTTATTTCTGGTGGTGAACCAATATCACCCCATAAAGCTTGATAATCATAATGTATATGTTCACCTCTTAATAGATTAGGCGTATCTCTAAACAAAGAATTATGTAAACCGTATTTCTCTAATACAGAATAACATTGTAATTGATTGTATAAAAAAGTAGCATATAGTTTTTCATCTATTTGACCAGACATAAGTATTTTTACAAACGCTTGTCTTTCTGCATTTTTATGATGTTCCCAGGTTAATTCTTTTATGTCTAACATTTATTTCTTCTTAAAAAAATTTGATATTGTAAATCTATATTGAGGACCAACACTTGATTGTGGTCTAATTGAATGAGGTTGTATGCCATCAAATTGTAATATTCTGCCTGGTATAAAAGATGAAGCAAACTCTATTTTTTGTAAATTTAAAGGGTCATAAAATAAAGTTTCACCATGCCACTCATCACGCCATTCTAAATTTACATAATATAATAAAACATAATCATTTTCTCCATGAGTGTGTGTGTAGTAATGGTCACTAGGGTGGCTTAGATTTACCATAGTTTTATACCATTTACTAAAATCAACAGATGGTATTTCTTCTAGGTAAGAATATAATCCAGCATTTTTTAAATCATCAATTGACCAATCTGAATATATAGAGTGTTTGTTGACATAATCTTTATCTTTCCAACCCGTAATATAAAACCTTGAATTTATTACAAATTCGTGTATATCGTGCATAATATGAAAAGGTACTTTATTATCGTATATTTTTATCATTTATTCCACCAATTGTCTTTTTATTTCTTTCATTACAAGTCTATTAGTTTTTGTTTTTAAAAATCTATCATATCTATTAATTAAAGGAACATTTCTCCACCAATCACTAACGGTAGAACATGTATCTGATATTTTTCTTAAAGTTTCATTTAGTTCAAATCTTTTTAATTCAACTTTATCGTCTGTTAAAAATTGAAAATAAGCCATATGTTCATGTTCAGGCATTTTGAAATAATTATCATATAATAACATTTCTAAATTTACAGGTCTAAACCATTTTGATATATTGAATTTTCCAGGTACCAATTTAGCATAATTTGTATGTTCAGTTTGAGAAAAGTGTGGAGCTGTCATCATTATTTCTAAATCATCTTCAGAAAAAAATATATAAGATAATCCATATTTAAATGTGCTTTTGCCTTTTGATAATGTACAATAATAAAAATTATCTCCTTTGTATTTAATTTCTCCATCTACTATATCAAATTCAGTAGTCATAGGATTTTCAACAAAGAAGGTATTTTTACCAATACTAGAAAAAGCAGGACATCTTATCATAGCTTTTAATCTTACATCACTTGTAGATGATACATCTTTGACTACTTTAGTTAACAATTTTTGAGGCTCTATGAACAACATGTTCCAATGATGTTCTTCTTGTGGAACAAACCAAGGAGCCCAATATACTATTTTTCTTTTCATTCTATAAACTCTATCCATCCATTTAAAATATATTTAAGTCCATCTAAAGGAGGATTACCTCTATGTGTATGCGTAAAACCTGAAGGACAAATCATAAGTCTACCTGTTTTAGGTGCAACTCTTTTATGTTGGTATAAAAATTCTGTTTCACCACCAGAAACTTCGTTAAGATATAATATTACTAAAAATAGTCTTTTACCAAATGGTACACCATCATGTTCACAATGCCACACATGATAACCTTCTCCTGGAATTGTTTTTTGTAATTTAACATCTAAATTTAATCTATGTTTCATCATACCATCTAATATAGGATATTTTTTTGCATATAATTTATAGCAATCTTGTAATTTTAAATTAAATTCTAATAAAAATGAATCATTAGCACTAATAAAAGTAGAGTCATTTTCACCTATAGGATAATAAACATCATTTTGTTGTTCAATAGCAGGATGTCCAGTAATGTCAGCTCTTTTTTGAGTTTTATGAAAATTATTTAATTTTTCAAAATGGTCTATTATTGATTTACAATATTGTTCATCAAAAACATTATCAAATACACCTATAAAATTTTCTATATTACTTATCATTAATCATTCCTATCATTATAAAATTTTTGTTTGTGATAATCATAAAAGCTTAGTTTATCTTTTACCACTAAATCCCATTGATTTTTTCTACTATTTAGACTAACAACCGAATCGTGATACCTTTGTTTAAATTGTTCATCATTATTACCATCAAGGTATTTAATAGTAGGTGCGTCTAAAGGATACCACTCCATGCCAAACGCTATGCAAGGTAAACCACCATCTGGAAAATTTCTTTGCCAATCTCTTTGATTGGCTGCATTTAAAAATCCTTCTTTAAATGAAGGAGATAAATTTACTAGAGCCGGTTCCCATTCTTTATTAGCGTTAGCTCTCCAATATTCTGTATCATCTCTATTCGACATTGCGTAATGCATAGCAACAAATTCTGCAAAATTTCTAAATAATTTTTTACATTGAAAGGTAAAATTATCTCTATCCCATTGTGTAATGATATCTCTCTGTGCGTTTCTAATAAACCTCATTAAAAATTCATGTACTGAAAACAAACCATTACTTTCTAAAGGTTCAATAAACCCAGCCGCTAAACCTATACCTACAACATTTTTAACCCATAATCTCTTATGTATACCAACACGCATTTTAATTTTCTTAAACTCTGCGTTACTATAATCTTGGCCTTTTTTATCTAAATGATTTTTAAATTCTTTTAAAGCTGTTTCATCATCTACAAATTTATCTGAATAAACATAACCTGTGCCCCAACGAGACCATAAAGGTATTTGCCACACCCAACCATTTTCAATGGCTGTACAATTTGTATAACAATTTATATCTTCTTTTTTATTATTATAAGGCAATCTAGTTGCCCATGCTGAGTTATTAGGTAACATATCTGAATAAGATTCAAATTCTTCTTGTAATGATTTACCTAATAATAATGATTTAAAACCTGTACAATCAAAATATAAATCTGCTTTATATTTGTTATTTCCAACTCCCATATTACTATCAGAAACTAACGAGTGTATGCCATCTTTAGAAACCTCTACTGATTTTATATCATCAACAACATGTTTTACACCTCTAGGTTTACAATATCTATCTTTTAAAAAAGAACCAAATTTTGTTGCGTCAAAATGATATGCTGTATTTTCTCTAAAGTTAAAAGGTAATTCATTTTTCTCATTATCAAAAAGTTTGTTATTATTTACTAAAGCCATTTGAGGAAAAAAACAATCAGCAAAATCTGACCTATGAGTTTCTGGATAAATGTGTTTTTTTAATATCCAATCATTATAACCACCATCACTATTATAAATTGATTTACCAAAAGGATAATGAAAACCACCATCACCTTTTTTATAAAAGTCCTCAAATCTAATACTTAATTTGTAAGTAGCGTCTGTATATTTAAAAAATTCAGTATCATCTATACCTAGATAAGATGTCCAATATTTTATACCACCAATTGTACTTTCACCTACACCAATAATTGGAGTATTAGGACTTTCTATTACGGTAATTTCTTTGTCAGGAAATTCTTTTATAAGTGTAGAGGCTGTCATCCAACCTGCACTACCACCACCTAAAATTATAATACTTTTTACATTTTTCATAATATTTTTTCTAACTTTGTATTTAACGAAATACTAATTCTCTTTTTATTTGTATTGTTAGCATTTACTTTATGTTCTAACCAGCTAGGAAAAATTAAACATCTATTCGTAACAGGATTAAATTTCCAACTTGCGTCTGTTGATGTTATATTTTCATTGTTAAACATATCAAAATCCCAATTTAATGATTGTAGTTTAGAGGGGTGTAAAAATTGAATATCTCCTGTATCTTCATCTGCTTCTACATAATAAACCATTGACAAAAATCCGGTATGTATATGAGGCCAGTTAAAAGAACCTTTTGTATTTACATTTGCCCAACAATCTTCTATGACCACTTTATATTTATCAGTTTTACCATTTAATTCAGAAAAACAAGAATTCATTACATCTGTTATAAGAAAATAAAAAGATTTAAACTCTGGTGTATCTAAAGGTATATTGTGTGAATGCCAACCTCCACCACTATTAGAAAGAACTTGACCATTGTTATCTTTATTTCTTAAATCAAGAATATAATTTTTTAATATATTCTTATCAATAGATGTAATTTGATAAATCCATATAGGACTACCAAATAAATATGTAAAATTTTTATCACCTTTCATAACAATAAGCCTTAAATAAAATTATTATTTAATTTGGTCTGCGGCTTCTACACCAGCATTAAAAATACTTTCAAATAATTTATTTAATATTCTAATGTCTTCGCATAAAATACCCACAGGATATTGTGTGGTTTCACCATTTTCTTTAACCGTTACGAAGCCTTGCTCCATCATACCAATATTAAGTTTTTTACAAAACTGAAACATAGGACTTTCATTTATATTGTATTTTGGTAATTCTTTTACCTTAAATTTTAATTGTAAGTCTTTTACAATATTTTCATCTACACCTTGTGATTTTAAAATTTCACAGGCTTCTTTTACCGCTTTAGTATGGTCGTTATTCAACTCAGCGAAATTAAATTTTTCACCGCCATAAGTTTTCATATTTTTTTGTGTTTTAATATCCATTTTTTTCCTCTTTTAATTTAAGTTTTTGAAGGAAGCCCTAAAAATTCTCTTCCGTCATTTATATTTCCATACTCCCCATTTTTTTTATTGTAATGTAAAAAAACCTGAGCATGATTTAATCCTTCATATTTATCTCTCCAATGTTCAACATCACATCCTTTATAAATGACCATATCTCCTGGTTTTAGTAAGACAGATTTTTCTTCTCCTTTAAGAGATTTAATAAATATTGGCCAATTATAATTTTTATCATCTAAATTACTTCCATCATAACCAATACACAAAGTTGTTGAATACTCACAACTAGGTCTATCTTTGTGCTTTTTTAAATCATTATCTGTAATATATAATCTCCAATAAGAATATGTTGGCACTAAATCAATTTCAATTGTTTTAGACACAAAATTTGCTGAATTTTTTAATAACGCATCCATTAAAGGGTCACCATATAATGAATAAGCTCCTGGAGCTTGTTCGTCATTAAATCTACCGTTTATATGAATATTAAATAATTCTGGATAATAAGCCTCATTAAACATTTCTCTACGAGCTTTATTTTTCATATATTCATATAAAAGAGAAGTCATTTCTGGTTTTACAAAATTTTGAATAACAACATAACCATTTTCATCAAAGTATTTTTTTGTTTCATTTATCATTTCATAGGCCTTCCATTAAACCAAATTACTAAAGAATATCTAGTGCCTTTTGTAACAGGAGTTACACAATGAAATTTATAACTAGGAAAAACTATTAATGAACCTTGATTTACTAGGCCACCTGATATTTCTTTATATCTATTTTTACTATGAGCTCCAAAATCAAATTTTAAATTTCCACCCTCATAATCATTTGGGTCAGACAACATTAGTGTTATTGATAATTTTCTTACTTTACCTACCAATTCATTTAATGGTGTAAATAAATGTTTATCACAATGGTTTTTATCATATACACCAGGTATTTCTCTTCTTTTTACATTATTATAATCATTTGGACCATCACTATGCCAACCATAAAACTGGTCTTTATTATAGATTGTAAACTGAGCAGGCTCAGCATAATCAAAATCATATCTCCAACCAGCAGAAATATTTGCTTTTAAAACCCAAGGCCATATTAAATCATATACCCATTGGTCACTTAACCAAGATATGTTACTATCTCTTATATAAACATCATTTTTATTAATGTTTTTTTCTTTTATCTGTTGAGTTGTTAAATCTTGTTGAGAGATTTTTCTAGTGTCTGATTTTTGTTCATCACCAAAGGTTGTTGCATTAGAGTCAAAACCTTCTTTTTGTAAAAGGTCAAGTTGCTCTAAACCTCTATCTATTATTTTCTGGCAATCTTGTTTAGAAATTATTGAATTGAATAACCAATATTCATTTTTTGTATCCATGCTAAAACCTCACTAATCATCTGTAATAGTATAAATTATTTATAAGACTTATGGAGCCACAAACTCATGTGTCTTGTCTGTATAAATCCACCCTACTTTTACTGGGTCATCTTCTTCGATAGGCACTAATTCATATTCATCATACTTATGAACCCAATGTTGCGTCATTTTAGAATCTTTTCTATCAACACCGTCAATCATGTATGCTAATTCTTCAACCATACCACCCGTAGAATTACTTTCTGCTGGGTCTAATTTTACAACTGCGAATTTGTTAAATGCCATTTTTTTAATCCTTAAATTTTAATAACTATTATTCCAGGACCACCTGTTCCGCCACCGCCGCTTGGATATCCTCCACAGCCTGTACCGCCACCTGTGTTTGCACCACCAGCACTTGACCTTCCTGAAGGAACGCCTGCTGTTCCACCACCTGGACCGGCTGCACCAACACCTTTACTTCCGTGAGGGCCTTCATTATAGTAAGAACCTCCTCCGCCACCTGCGTAAGTTACCGGAGAACCTGTTATATTTGAAACTCTTCCTGCTCCGCCGTCACCACCTTGACCTGTACCGTCAGTACCTGCGTCTTCACCTGCACCGCCGGCACCACCGCCGCCGCCACCATTATGTGAACCTTGAGAGTTACCGCCACCGCCGTTTCCGCCGTCATTTCCATAACCTGTTAATCCGGCACTATCACCTTGGTTTCCATAACCACCTCTATATTGTGTTTGAGGGCCGTCTGCACTTCCTGTTCCACCGCCGGAACCTCCTGTGCCACCTATATTAATATTTGGAGTAGCTTGTTGAGGTTTTCCTCCGTCACCTTTTGGAGAACCACCTCCGTGACCACATCCATAACCGCCCCCAAGAGCAGTTGCTGTTGCGCCAGGACCTGGAATAGGTCCAAATGTTGTATCTGAACCATAATTACCACTATGATAATCAGAATTAGGCGAACCTTGAGCAGCACCAGCTCCCATATCATATGCGATAGTTGAACCCGGTGTTACCGTTAGCGTTCCTTCTAACATACCTCCACCACCTGCGCCACTTCCTAATGAACTTCCACCTGAACCACCACCTGCAACTAATAATAACTGCAATGTAGAAACTCCTGTAGGAACTGAAAAAGTACCTGGACCTGTTGAAGTTATAGATGTTATACTTGGAGCTTTAATCGTAATCTTAAATTGTCTTGTTGCCGTTGCGTCATCACCTGTAGCCGTAACCGTAAATGTTGATGTTGTATCTGTGCCAACTGCGTTTGCTGTTCCTGTGATTGCACCTGTGGATGATGTCATTGAAAGACCTGCTGGTAATGAACCTATTGTAACAGCAAAGTTAGTAGCGCCTGAAGCACCACATAAATCGGCAGCTGCAATACCAACATCTCTACCACTATCAAACAATGAAACGGTTGTATCAGCTGCGTTTGTAAATGTTGGTGTCGTGCTGTCAGCAGATATAGCGTCTGCTAATTCAGCAGATAATCCTGAACCGTTAGTTACTTTAACCGTGTAAGGGCTATTAGAAATATCAACTGCTGAATTAGTAAATACAGCGGTCAATAAATTTGCGCTATTTCTTGTTATTGAATTAGCAGATATTGTTTCAGCTGTACCAACTAAAGTAACAGCAGCACCTGTTGTATCAAATAAAGAACCGTTTACTGCAAGAGAAAATGTGCCTGAAGCTTCGTTATCAATCGTTGCTGTAGTACCAGCAGTACCACCATCAACTGCAATAGTTGTAATAACAGGAGGTGAGTCAATAGGTTTCCATTCAGAACCATTGTAATATTCCATCAAGTCCGTATCGTCATTAAATCTTAAACGACCTTTTTCATTTACTCTGCCACCATCACCTGAACCTGTGCTAGACGCTGTAATACCAGCATTACCTGTGTGTCTTCTATTTTTCTGCGTAAAATCTTGTAAATCTGACATATTATTATTTATCCTTTATTAGATGTTACTTGTTAATTTCCATCCGTATGTAGAACCAGTATAAACTAATTGAATACCAGCATTCTCTGTTGATATCACTAAATCCTCCGATAATCCCATAATTTTTAAACTATTTCTACCCACCGTTAAATTGTTAGTATCAAAAGTACCAGCTAAATCAATTAACGATACTTGGTCACCTGTTTGAGGTGAGGCTGGTAAAGTTACCGTTTGAGCAGCCGTTGTAGTATCAATAAAATATCTATCATTTGCAGCTACCGTTAAAGCAGTTGAACCATCAGCAGTAAATGTTGCCCATGGATTACCACCGCCTAAGCCTGTCCATTGTGTTCCGTTATAACCTTCCCATGTAACTAGAGTTGAGTTATATCTTATACCACCTGTAAATAGTGAACCACCTGTCGGTCTTTGTGCCGTTGTACCTGTTGGTGGCACTAAATGACCTGTTCCCATTTTATCTCTTTGAGTATAACCTACAATTGCTCTTTCAGTAGGTACGGCAGTATTAGCGTCATTACCTAGTGTTTCGTCTGTACTAAATTCATTAATTGTTGCACCTAATTCAGCACCAATAGAACCTAATTGTAATTCGCTTAGACCAGAAAGGTCAAATGCGTCTGCGTTTAGAGTTGCAACACCAGTTGCCTGTTCAATTCTGAATAAATCACCAACTCTAAAGTCACCATTTTGGTCAGTTGATGTAAAGTAAACACGACCACCTAACAATTCATTTACTTCGTCTGATTGGTCAGCAGCCTGTGATGGACCACCAGGATAATTTGATGTTGTAAAGTCACCAGTACCAATGCTTAGGAAGTCGTGACCTGTTAAACGAATGTTTGAATAACCTGTTGTAATTGTTGTTGCTGTGTTATCTGCAATTGCATTACCCGAAGTAACACTAGAAGTTAAACGAATTGTCGCTTGTCTATTTGATGTATTTTCTTCACTAACAGCAGATACTCTGTAATAAGTTGAATCACCTGCAAACTGAACATTAGCACCAAGTTTAATTACATTTGCACTACCAAGTGTGCTATCACTTGAGTCAACGGCAATTAAGGCACCTGTTTGTCCTGTTTGAGCTGATGAAGAAGCCGCTTTAACTTGGAATGTTGAAGAGTCTTCTTTTGTAATTGTTAATGTTTCGCCATTAACAAATGAACCTGTAATACTTTCTATATGAAAATGGTCTGTTGAGATATTTGTTCTAAAGACCGTTGCACTTGCACCACCAGCACCTGAAATTGTGGCAGTACCGACACCTTGTGTAGCAATCATGTCTTGTACATCTGATTCTGTAGCAGCGCCTATAAATTGTGTTGAGTCATATTTCAACATTTGACCACGAGCTTGAACTGATACAGCAGTTTCAGTTGCTAAAGTACCTGTAGCCTCAGCACCTTTTTCACCATAAGCAGATGAACAATTTAAACCTCTAATAAATCCACCTGATTCTGCGTAAAATGATTTATCACAATAATATGTGAAAATTGAAACCATCTCACCACGACCACCACCTAATGCATGAACACCACGACCATCAGAGTTTATTTGTGTAAAGTCATTTGCAAGAATTGATTTGTTACCTGCACTATGTAAAAGTCCGTCAATTTGAATACCAGTTGCGTTTGCACTAACTGAAGAGCAGTTTTGAACATAACCCGAAGCAGTTGTAACAGAACCTGCTGGGTCTAAAGATACAACAGCAGCCTTACTAGTACCACCAGCACCAGGCGTTCCTGTTAAACCTTTCATTGACATTTGAACTAGGTTTGTGCTGTTGTTCATTAAGAACATATTAGAAGCGTCATTATTTTCTAATGTAGCAACCGTAAATACTATATCAGAAGCGCCACCAATTTTAGCTGCACCTATTGTAACTTGGTCAGAAGCAGCATATCCTGAACCACCATTATAGATTGTAATTGAAGGTGTTGATGAACCGTCTGTTGTAATATTTACAACAACTCCTGTTCCTGAACCAGTTGCACTAGTTTGGTGTACATGAGAATATGTTCCCGGAGTACCACCTGTTCCACCATTAATTGTTGAAATTGTTTTAATTTGAGAACCTGTACCTGAAGCGGGTCTTACTTCAGTACCTCTTAAAGATTCACCTTGAACGGTAACACCTGCTGGGATTTTTAAAGGTAAATTTTCTCTGTAAACTCCGTTTTTAACATAGATAACATCACCAATTGAAGCAGAAACTACATTAAAAGTTAAGTTTGAAGCACCTCCTAAATTTGAACCAAGTAATGTAATATCATCACCAGCTGCATGACCTGAACCACCATCTATAATTATAATAGTAGGAGTTGATGAACCGTCTGTTGTTACTCTAGCTTTAAATCCTGTTCCTGAACCTGTTGTAGTGTGTTGGTTTACATCATAAACTGCTGGAACACCGCCTGTACCACCTGAAATTGTATCTATCTCAACAACATCTCCTGAAGTAGCTTGTGATAATGCATAGTTAATTGTTTTATAAGGTAAATATTGTGAACCTGCATTACTATCCGAACCAGAGTTTGCAACATATTTAACATTTGCACCTTCTGGAGCAGACCAACTAGGGTCTGTACCATCTGTTGTTAAAACAGAACCAACTGGACCAATTGCTAATCTTTCAGAGGCAGCAGCACCTTGTTTAATTAAATCACCTCTTGTGCTTAATACTGCGCCTGAGTCACCTTGTGCAACCACTTGCCAAGAAGTTGCGTCTGAATCTGGAGATACATTAAGAACTCTATCTTTTATAGCCACATAAGAGGTTGCCGTTAGTCTTACAACATCACCAATATTGTAAGTTGTTGTAGCGTCATAAGCCGCTCTGTAATTAAATCCTTCAAGGTTTAATGTCCAGTAAGATGTATTTGTTGTACCGTTAGTGTTTGCTGGATATTGACTTGAATGATTGGCAGTTGCAACATAATTATTACCACCGTATTGAACGGTATCACCTGTTTTGTATGCTGTTCCGTGTGAGTATGTGCCTAATGCCTTAAAACCTGTTGTTACAACATCCCAATATGAATTATCTGTTGGAGTATTTCCAGAACTTGGTGTAGCATTTACATAAACATAAGTGTAACCACCATAAGATACTACATCACCATCTTGATAAGTTGTACTAGAACTATAAGAATCTTCCCATTGTAATCCTTCAGCATAAACTTCCCAATTTGAACCTATTGCAAAATCTGTTGCTGAAGTGTGTTGTAATTTACATCTATATTGATATGCACCGTATTTTACTAAATCGTTTAATTTGTAAAATGTAGAACCTGCCCAATCTCCTTTAAAGAAAAGCCCCTCTGTATGTAATCCATATTTACCTGCTGATAAATCTGTATAAAAATTTGCTACTGAAGATTGTGATGTGTGATTTGATAATACAACATAAGTATTACCGCCATATTTGACGATATCGTCAATGAGATAAGCAGTTGAGACCGCCCAATCTCCTCTCCATTTAAATTTAATTCGTCCTAGTTTAAAATCTGCCATTTTTTACCTTGTAATATTACTATTTATACAAATTAAACAGCGTCCTGGTAACTAGTTGAAGCTGTCGAGTAAGACGATTCAATAGTTGTCGGGTCATCCGTTGTTGCTGTTTGATTGTATGCTCTGTTTTCTCTTTTAATTAAATAACCATCACTATCTACAAAAAATGTAGCGTCACCATTTTCAAAGAAATATTGTTGATATAAGTCAGATGTATTGTTTTTATAACCTTTATTTACTCTGCCTACTGCAATTTGAGCTCCGTTTGCTGGAGCAATATTAAATGTAATAGTAGGAGATGAATAAGTAAAATCTATTGTTTCTTTTTGTAAAACTTGATTTATATATACTCTAATTCTAGTTGCGTCAGGAACAGGTACCGTTAAATCAAATGTTTTATCTGAACCATCACCTGCAAATAATTGAGTATCAATATATCCCTCTTTACCTTCTACATTACTACCACTTGTTGGTAATTGTATTAAAGGGTCAGGACTTCCGTTAGATAAATCAATTGTATCTGTATTATCTTTATCAATTTTTGTGTAATAAAGAAGACCCTCTGTACTTCTTCTTAAAGCATGGAAAGTTTCTTTAGTTTGTTGTCCTTCAGGTACTACTTGTCCTACTACTGCCATTAACTAATCTCCAATATACTTACATATGCCTCTACATCAACAGATGAACTATCTGGATTAGGGTCTGCATATATTCTAAGCTTATCGCCGTTTTCTAAATTAATTGGTTTATCCATAATCAATGTATTGTTAGCAGATACATTTAAACTTCTACCCACATGTCTAAATGTGGAACCACCATCTACCGTAACTTTAATGTTTACTTTAGCTGCGTTTGTAGAACTTAAATTAGAAATGTAAACTGCATGAATAACGGCAGTTACGCCAGAACCAGAAGCTGTGTAAATATCTCCTGCTGATGTATCTAAAACTCCTACATCAAGACCTGCATTTTTAAATGTACTTGCCACTATTATCCTCCAAATACAATACTAAAAGCAAGATTATCACCTTCAGTTGCTAAAACACCCGATTGATTAGGTAATGAAACCGTATTATCAGTTGTTGGTTCTACGGCTGTTAAAGTGGTTTCGTATGCATTTGCTAAGTTACCTTCAAATATTAAATTAGCACCTTGGTCAAGTAAAATATCATTTGTTGTAGTTGCACTATTTGTTGTAACATTTTGTAGTGTTACAGAACCAGCACCACCCATTTCTTTAACCGTACCACCAGATGTTTTAGTAAAAAATTTACCATCAGCAACATTCATTGCTAATTCACCAACTGCCAATACTCCTGAGCCAGGTATCTGACTTGTAGTTTCACTTCTTTTTGGTTTTATTACCGTAGTCATTATTTACAATGTTTCTTTATTTGTTTTATTAGTTTGTCTTTTGTAAATCGTCTGTCTAATTCGACACCGACTTTTCTACCTAATTTTTCTAATTCTTTTTTTGTTTTATTTTTTAAACCTTTTAAATCTATTTCGTCTTTCTTTTTTAAGACTAATGGTTTCATGTAAGGTTTAGAAATCCAATTTTTAATTTTTGTCCATAGTTTCATTAGAATGAACCTCCATCAATCGTTGTTACGGTTACATCACCTGAAGAAACCGTGAAATTGCCAGAATTAAATGAAGCCACACCTATGTTTGATGTACTTGCTAATTCACCTGCAATTGTTAAAGTAGAACCAGATGAAGTTGTATTAATACCTTCACCTGCTAAAAATTCCATAGGGTTACCAATTGTAACTGCACCTTGTGTAGAACTTTCATCTGTAAATACAAAGTTTTCAATTTTTGCACCGTCAATACTACCAGCTAACATTGCGTTTGTAACACCTAGTGCTTTAACTCTCAATGCGTCTGAATTTACTTCAATGGATGAACCATCTACTTCTACATCTAATTGATTACCTGTTTTACTTAAAGCTGCACCTGCTGTAATTTGACCTGCACCAGAAAATTGTGCTACATCTAAAGCAGTTGTACCAAAAGTTGGAGCACCTGTATGAGTAAATACATATCCGTTATCTCCGTTAGCAGTACCTTCTTCTACGAATACAAAAGAACCACCTGTTAACTCACTTGGTTGGTCTTCAGGAGTTGCTCTTGTTAACACAAAAGGATTTGAACCATCACCAACCGTAGTTACAACATAGATACCGTTTTGAGCAGCTGTTGATTGGTCTTTAACTAAAATTCTATCATTTGTTGTAGGCGATACACCGTCAATTGATAATGCACCGTTTGAACTTGCTGTTAATGTTGCACCAACACCATCAGTACCGTTTGAATAAGAAGCCGCTAAGTTTGCTGTCGTAGCAACTCTTGTTGATGGTTTAGTATCTAAACCTTGTGCAACTTGGTCAACATAAGCTTTGTTTGCAAGAGAGTCAGTTGTAAAACCTGCTCTATCTTCATAACCACTAGGAACTTTTACCGTACCTGTGCCGTGTGGCGACATGGTAATATCTGTATTACCAGCACCTGTTGACATTGTAGAGCCGTTGATTGTAATACTATCAATAACTAATGAAGTTAATCCTGCAATGTCAGTTGTTGTTGAACCTAATGTTAATGTAGATGAACCTAAAGTAGTTGTAGGATTTGCTAAGTTAGCATTTGAAATAGCCGCACTACCTGATAAGTTTGAATTTGTTAATCCTGTAGCAGTTACGGTTACTTTATTATCTGTTACCGTTTGAACTAAACCACCTGAACCTTCAAATGTTAAAGTTTCAGCAGTATTATAAGTATCTGTTCCTGAATTACCTGCTAAGTTTATAAACTGATTTACGGTTGCAAAGTCTAAATTACCAGAACCATCTGTTTTTAAAAATTGTCCTGATGTTCCGTCTCCGTCTGGTAAAGTAAATGTAGTTGTAGTAGTAACGGCGTTAGGAGCTTTCAAACCAATAAAGTTTGTACCGTTATTTGTACCCTCATTTAATTTTACCGTACCACCTACGGTTGCTGAATTACCAACAATTGCTTGGTCAATCGCCAAGTTTGAATCTGCTATAAGAGCTGAACTACCTGTAAGTGTTCCTGCGACATGGTCTAACATGTCTGAAAAATATTGACCGCCTATGACGGTTACATTATTTGCGTCACCATTTCCATCAACACCGCCCTCACCAATAAATAATCTATCTCCATTATTACCTTGTGTACCTGTACCGAAAGTATAGGCTAATTCACCAAGTTTCAGCGTAGCTGGGGCTGATGTAGCTGAACTTCTTTTTATCTGAATTACCGTTGCCATTTAAAACTCCCTAAAATGAACCTGCGTTTATGGTCAATGTACCAGTTGTCGTTACTATCTCATTTGTTGTAACAAACTTGGCGTCGCTTGACCTGTATTGTAATATAGCACCATCATTTAAGTCAGTTGTATCAACATCACCTAATAATTTTAATTGAAGAGAACTATTTTGAGCAGCCTGAGCAGATGGAAGAGCTACAGATACTTGTTGTGGTCCTTGTGATGTATTTACATTAATCTTAGCTGTTATATCAGGCATTAATTCTCTCCTTGTGTATATTTATAACAAAAAAGAGTTGAATTAAGTAGTTACTTGTGGTCGTACCGTAATTATACCTTCAATTACTCTGGTAACCGTGCTTGAAGAAGTCTGTAAAATCTCTAAATCATACACATATCTACCTTCTTCTAAATTAGAAGTTTGGTCTGCCGTTAATGATAATGTAATAACACCTGTCGTAGCGCTAGCGGATATGGTACAGGTGATAGAGGTTCTTGTTTTTGTTGACTGATAACCTTTGGCCATCTTAGCGGATGCTGTATAACCTGTTAAATCAAAAGCATTACTATTTGAATCTTTGACCGTTACATCCGAACTAAATGTTGCGCCTTGGTCTATTGTCAGGTTTGCTATAGCGGCCATCTATTTTTTCTCTTCTGGTACTTCTTTTTTTACTAATTCTGCAATTTTTTTGTTATAATGTGCTGTTAGCACTTCAATTTTTTCTAGCTCAAGTTTGTGTCTTACTTTTGAAGCCTGAATTTCTTGTCTTACCACTAGGTAATTTTGCAATTCTGGACTTAATTTATTGACATCATACTCTTTGCCGTCAATCATAACTGAATTCATAATTATCTCCTTTAACTATTTATAATAATTTTTCAAATGGTATTTTCATTTCTTTTGGATATATTAGTGTCTGGCAACAATCATAATTACTACCATTACACACTCTATATTGTTCATCCGACACCACTAGATTTGTGTCATATTGTTTGTTGAACTTATTGAAATACCATTTTAACCATCTAGTATTTTTTCTCTGTCTTGACATAAAATAAAATTTAGGTTGTAGTGTCTTGACAAATTCTATTTGTTGATATATCATATCAAAAAATCGGTGTTCACCCTTATATGATTTAGAGCCACCTTCTTCTCTTATATCATCATCAACTAAAAATCTATTAAATAATCTATATACATAATTACCATAAAACTCTCTTGTATATATAGATGAAAAACATTTTACTTTATCATCAACCATACCTATTGTAATCATAGTTTGGTCAAATACTGAATAGTCTGTATAATTATCCCAATATTCATCTTTCTTCTCACTTACAACTTTTTCAATAATATTATGTAATTGAGATAGATGTTTAGATTCTAAATCATAAGGTTTAAGTGTGTAGTGTTTCATTAGTAAATATAGCTAAAGATTTTTTACCTGTAAAGTTTTTTATATTTTGACTACAATGATAATATTTGCCAGGATACATTATAGCTTTATTATATTCATAATCAATATAATCTTTTACTGAAAATCCTCTCTTATCTTTAATATGTTTAAAATCTATTGTGTCAGGTAGAGATATGTTAGGATTAAATTCATTTATCTTTTCTTTTCTTTCTTCAAAATTTAAAACTGATTGAATATTTTGTGTGTAGTAATCATCTAAACTATATGCTTTATCTGACCATTGATTCATAATAAAAAGACCACCTTGAGGATTTTTATCTAAAGGCACTATAATTGTATAGTAAGAATTATTTTCTTGGCCTGAATCACAATGTAATCTATAAGGTTGTTTTAAATTGTATATGTGAGAGTGTCTAATAGTAAATTCGCCTATACATTTTTTAATTTTTTCTATAATAGAGGTAGATATTTTTTGATGATATAATGTTAAATCGCCAGTATCGGATTTAAATTCTTGTTTAATGTTATAATTAAAAGAATCTATCTCTTGACTAGATAAAAAATTTTTAAGTGTATAATGTTTTAACTTCACTTTGTTTATCTGCCCATTCTGTAATTGAAGAATATGCTATCCAATATTCTTTGTCAATAACTTCACCTGCACCACCAACATCACCGTTTGGTATAACTGCTAGTCTTTTACTATTAGAATATGCTAAATGATTTACATGATAATCTCTTAAATCTGATTTATGTATAGCAAAATTTGTTTCACACTTCATAAGGTCAAAACATAAATTCTTTTTCAAATGGTCTAATACTCTTCCCCACTTTTTACCTCTATGGTCTTTAGATACCCATTGACATGAACTATAAGCTGATTGACCAGGGAAATTATCAATAGTATCATAATTACCAGGATATTTTAATTTCATACCTTCTATGAAAACAGGTAAGGATAATTTTTTAGCTGCGTAAGTAGCAACTACTTCATTGTTATATCTTAAATATAAAATAAAACCTGTAGAATTATCTAAAAAAGTTTCAAACGCTGGGTCAAAGTCGTAAGCGTAATCGTCTTTGTCTTTACTTGTTAGTATAGTTTTTAATTGTTCAAAGTCATCATTTATTTCAATGTCTAAATTTTGACCTTCAAAAAAGTCAAATAATTCTTTGTGTTTTTCTACATATGCTGTATCTAAACCATAAAATTCGTGATTGTTAATTTGTGCCATGTTATTATTTATTCTCCATTACCAGTTGTCTAAATTGTTTTTTGTATATACCTTGCCATATAATTTGATATTGTGGTTTTCTATTCATATTAACAACCCAATGTTTTTTACCAACATTTGTCCATCTTAAACAACCATCATATGCTGGCATTACTTTATTGTCAAATACACTATAACATGACTTAACATGATTTAAACATAAGTTAAATGTATTCAACATATCAAACATATGCACTTGTTCGCCATCTAATAAATGTTTACTATCTTCAGGTATATCATTGTGTTCAGTTATAACACCTCCACTTTCTAATCTAGTAACAAATATTTGGCCTACATGCATATATTTGCTTATAACTTCTTTAAAAAATTTAACTAATGTAGGACTAAAATCAGATACATTTGTCCATTTTCTATTGTTAAGAAAATATTTTAAAGTTTCTTTGTAATCACCTGCTGTATTAAATACAGGTGGAAATCTTGTAATTTGGTCTTTACTATCACCAGTTTCATTTAAAAAACATAAACTCTTCCAACCATGTGCTTCAATAAGGTCACCTTTCATACCAGGATAATGATTAACACTTTTAGAATCATCTAGTTTCATTCTATCTATCTGGTCATTATCAGCGTCAAAAGGTCTTCGCCAATAACTTTCATCAACCGTTTTTATTTCATCTAACATTTCTTTATAAGGTATATCCCAAAAATGAGTTATATCTTTAAAAGGTAGACTTTTAGTATATTCAAAAAATTCTTTAGTTTCCGTTCGCATTTATTCTAATCCATTCATTTAATAATGGTACTTTCTTGTTATGTTTTAAACCAAACCATAAACTAGGTGTGGTTTCTATATCTAATTTATCACAAATAGTATTTGCAATCTCCCTATATTTATCATAGAAATATGATGGTGAAAATGACATTAATTGATTTACTAGGCCTATACCTGCAAGGTTAACATACGCCTCTTTCTTATACATTTCTAAAGTCCTAATTGGTTTTTTAGAAAAGGATATGCCTACTCTATGATATTGAATACCAAACATTTTACTAAAACTAAAAGAAGCGTATGATACTTTGCTTAAATCATATGTTTTTTTAAGACCAGAACCACCTGCCCACGCAAGGTCAACAAATGTATTCTCTTGTTTTAATAAGTCATTTGTCTTTTCATGTTCATTTGCTGTATTATAAAATGGTAAACTCAAATAGTTTGTTCTATTTCTTAAACCAATATTAGACTTAGCCAATATTTTAGCATGTTCAACATATGCTGGGTAGTCATCTTTTATTACTATCGGTCTTAAACTATGCTCTATCATAGATGTATAGATAAAATCAGATACGCCATTTGTAATATAAACATGTTTAAAGTCTTTTAGGCCTTTAAATTTTATGTGACCTTTATTAAGCCAAGGTACAAAGTTTTCAATAAATCTATCTTGTATATCATGTCTATCTTTTATAAGACTATCATGGTCATACAACTTTGTAAAATAATGACCTACTACTCTTTTAACTTCAGGAAATTGTATTGTGTATGATGGTGTTAAATACATTCTTTTATTGCCTCTTCAAATAATTCATGGTCTTGAAATATAAACGGTAAACAAAACACGGCAGTTGATACATTTTCTGAGCCATCTTCTAATATGTAACCTTTTTCTCTCATCTTTTTAATAAATGTTAATGATTGTTTTGGTGTTTCAAAATCAATTGCACCCATACATCCAAATTGTCTTGTCGCACCTTTAATTTGTTTATGTTCTAACAACCATTCATAACTTCTATCAATTTCTTTTAACACTTCTAAAGCAGCTGCACATCCAACAGGATGTCCTGAATAAGTAAAACCATGATTAAACATTCTAACTGATTTTTCAATTCTTTCACTTATTAAACACGCTCCCATAGGAAAATATCCGTTTGTAATACCTTTACCTAATACAATCATATCTGGTTTAAAATTAATTTTTTCAAATGCAAACATTGTACCTAGTTTACCAAAACCTGTAACGGTCTCATCTAGTATTACAATACCACCTTTTTGTTGATACTCTTCTAAAACTTTCCATATTTCTGGTGGCCAATCATAAACACCACCTGCACCTACAACTGGTTCAATAATTACAAATGACATATCATAAAGACCTTTACATATACTAATCAAATCTTCAACATCTTCAAACTTATGAACACTCATAGGATTTTGTATACCCCAAAATTTGTTTATATCTTGGTCACTAGCGTTTGCACTTAATATTGTAGAGCCGTGATAACTATGTTTTCCACAAACTGCTATCTCTTTACCTGTTAATTTTATGGCAGTTTCAACGGCTGCACTACCACTATTTGTAAAATAAACTCTACTCATATTTGTTCTTTTACAAATTTCTTCAGCATATTTTTCTGTTGTTTCACTATGATAACCAGAAAAATTACTTGAATAAGGTAATTTAACTAACTGATTCATCATTGCTTGTTTTATATTATTATTAGAATATCCTAATGTAACATTCCAAAGACCTGACATGGTATCTTTTAATACTCTACCATCTTTTAAAAGTAATTCATCTTGCGTAGCTGTGATGACTAGGTCACCATCAACATGCATTTTACTAAAACTTAATATTTCTTTCTGCATAATAAAAACACTTCT